TGCAGTGACACCTTTTGATATTTGTGCTTTTGCTCTTTGCAATAGCCCTGGTGCTTCCATAAGTTTGTGATTGCCTAATGCTACTGCAACAAACAACTTTGTAACTTGATCTTCACTTAGTACATTTGGATTATTACTGTGTCCGCTGTTAAAAATACCAGAGGCTTTACGTTTTGCTAATTGATCTGCAGATGGTTTTATCTGTGCGGCAGCTTTTGCATCTAAATTTTCTGCGGCACCATCAACATTTGCTCTAAGCCATTCAGTTGCTTCAGGTGACATTGCTTCTGTTCCTGGAAACTGTTGATTAAATTGTGCAATCTGGTTTGGATCTGTAATTGGTATATCGCCACGTACAACTATACCTTCACCTGTTCCGCCCGGTGCAACTAGATCTGCTTTAGCTCGCATTTCAGCTTTTCGTTGTTCAATTTCGTCGGCCATGTTATAGCCTTTTGCATCCTTACTAAAATCACTACCTGAACGGCCTCTAACATCATCAATATCTATGTCTGTGTCTACTGGTGTTCCATCAGCACCTAGTTCGGCACTGCCTCCTCCATCTACAGTAGCAATATCATTGCTTAGGTCAGGACCACCACCGCCACCACCTAGTGGTCTTGTGTATGTTTTTACATAATTTCCGTCAGCATCAGTTGTAATTGTATACTTGGCTTGAACACCTCCTCCAGAGTTTTCAGCGTCAATATAAGTTTTAACAGAACCTTTGCTTAGTCTTCTATCAATTTTATCGCCGTCTTGAATCAACTGCTCTGGTGATTCAGCTGTTTGTATGTCGCCTCTACTTGGACTGTCTAGTACTTCTACTTTTTCTCCGGCTACAGTATCAATACCAGCATCTTTCATATCTTGGGCTGTGTCTGCATCAACATTCATGCCGCCGCCTGGCAAGCTCTTAACGTGTGCATCAAGTTGTGAATTATATTGATCAATTACGTTTTGTGGTATGCCTTCGGTACTATCTAAATCCAAGATGGCATTCATCTCATCTGCTGACAATGCTTCGCCGGGCGTAAAGTCTGCTATGACATCTTCTACACCACTTGGTAATGCTTGTTGTGCCATTTCGCCGCCTTTGATAAGATCACCTAATGAACTTGCACCTGCGGCCAATGCACCAGTTTTACCTGCAGTATATAACGCACTTCTAATATCTTTACCTTGTAGCAGTTGATCAGTAAGTTTAAACAAACCTAAAGCGGCTGCACCACCAAGTCCTGCTCCACTTACACCAGCGGCAGCAATCAATGCGGCATATATAAAGCCTTGCATGATAGGATGTTTTTCTGCAAACGCTCTATACTTGGTAATAATTTTCATTACCGCACCTTCGTCACCTCCAGCACTTGCTTTTAGTTTTTCAGCTGCTTCTTCGTATTTGCTTGCAAAGCCTTCCATTGGACCAGAATTGTAAATTTTAGCCTTAAGGTCGTTCCAAGGCTTCATTATTACTTGATCAACTTTGTCTTTGGCTTGACCAATTCCTGTTCTGTTTGAACCACCAGCAGTAGCAGTTTTTTCAATTTCTCCAAATAAGCCCTGTATCTGTTGCGGACTTAGTGCCGCCTCACGTAAATAGGTTCCTACCGTTTCCCATTGGATATAACTTCTTCTATTGTTATTGTCGAGACTTTCAAGCAGTGCATGCCTTGCTTCGATTCTTTTTGCTTCTATTAGTATACTCATGCTAGTGCCTTTTTTAACTTTTCTTTACTTGGTGGATCTAGTTTATCAATTGATGCAGTTGTGCCTTTACCTAGTGCTTTGTCTATTGCGGCTCGCATGTTGGCCATTTTAGGATCGTTTAGATCAACTTTTTGTCCACCAATTTTAGCAGTTTGCACACCTGTCTTTGCTCCAACATTTTGTGCAGTTTTGCTTATTGGCTTGCCAGTTTTATCATCTTTACCATCTTTGTTAGCATCTACTTGTGCTACTGGTGCTTTTTGTCCTGGAACTTTGGTTGCAGTTTGACCTGCTTGCTGCGACTTCATATTTGCAACGCCTTTGTTTGCACCATCTATTTGTGCTTGATCAATGCCTTGTTTCATTGCACTCTGTTTATCTTTTTTCTTTTGATTACGTGCAATGCTTTTATCAACAGCAGTTTTAGCAGTATTAGTAGCAGTTGCCTGAGATCCTGTTGTTCCAAGTTTCTTTTCTAAGCCTGCTTTTCTTTGAGCTTCTGCATCTGCTTTTTTTAAACCAGCTGCCGGTCCAGAGGTTGGATTTGGATTTACACCTTTTCTATAATCGTATCCGCTGCCTGCGGCAGTATCGAGTGCAACGTTACCAACATTCTTTGCTAAGTTTTTAAGCACTCCGCCTGTCTTCGACGGTTGTGTTTGTTGCTGTTGTTTAGTTTGTCCTTTGTTTACGTCAGCACCACCGCCACCTACAGTTTGTTTACCTGCTTGATAACCTTTTTTTACTGCACCGCCTAAGCCTGCTACACCACCTGCAACTGATCCAAGGGCCTTAGCACCTGCACCTGCTACTCGACCAATACCTCGACCAAGTTTATTAAATGCATCAAACTCGGCAAGTAGTTGTGCTTTCAGTTGTTGTTCTGTAAGTTTATTTTTCATCTGTGCGTCTCACTGATCTAGAAAATTTACTAGGATCACGTAGTCTAATTGCATTTAATAGTTTGCGATGCAGGTTTTCTGCTTGCTCTCCATCATATAACTCTTCAATCTGTTCCATTAGACGTACGGCACTGGCAATAACGTTGCTGGCACGACTTTCTACAATGTACGACCGTTCCTGTTGCTTGCTGTAACGTTCAGTATATATACCATCTAATTCTTCAAAGATGCTTCGAGTCTTTTTTTGCATGACTTTGTTTGTCCTTTGTAGTATTTATGTAAATTTAAAATCTGAAGGCAGAATTATTCAGTGAAATACTGCTTATAAAACTTAGCTATTTGAGGAAATGTACTAGCAAAACTTTGTTTTCTCATCAAATCAAACTTTTTTATTTCGTTGACCATCTTTGTTATTTCCTGTGGATTTTCTTTCCAATCAGGTTTGAAATAAGATGAATAAGATTGATCAATTTCTTTCTTGTATTCTGTAGTTATATTGTTTATGTTAAAGATATAGAAGGCAAGATGTCGAGTGTGATTGGTTATGTCGCCTTCTCTATTGGTTGCAAAGTTTTCTTTTACCCATGTATCTAATTCATTTTGGTAGAATAAATTAAAAATTGAAACAGTTTCTTCAATTACAAACATTACATTACTAGGCAACTCAGCTCTTAAGTTTAGTATATTATCAGTTACTTGATTCCAAGATGCTGGCCACCTAAGATACTCAAATTTATCAGTTGCGCCATCTAAACTTATATGTAGTTTAACAAGATAAAAACGTTCAATCAAATCAAAATATTTTTTTGGTATTGGTTGAGTACCATTGGTCTGAAAACATATAGTAAGTTGCTCTTTAGCATTGGGTACGTTATCTGCTAACCATCGAGTGACTTCCCAATATTCTTTTCCTAGTAGTGTTTCTCCGCCGCAAAATACCAGTTGTTTCAGATTTGACAAGTCAATATTTGATAATGCAGTAATAACTCTGTCTTTGTTCTTATCGCTATATACTGGCTTATTCCATAATCCATTATCTTTTAAATGTTTCTGCCAAAATGTGCTAGAGTCTACTCCACAACTTCTACAGGCTAAGTTACACCTTATATCAAACATTAGATCAATTCTTAATGGACCACTAAAATTAGTTTTTTTAGAATCAATTAAACCTTGATTCGTACCTGTTCTTAGACTTTCGCTGCCTTGATCTTCGATGTTTTTGCATCCAAAGCATTTATCATCCCAGATATCTTTTTTATTCAAACTTCTCAGAGTATCAAAATTGGGATTATTCCAAAAATTAGTTTTTATGTCAATTTCAAATCTTTTGCCAGCAATAAGACAACAATGTTGTGCACCGCCGGTTGGAATCTGTTTAAAGTCAAGGACCAATCCGCCGTGTATCATTGAACAGTATGCACTCATATGTTTTATCAAATTCCTTGTTAGTGGTACAAATATTTATAGTAGCACAGATTTTTGTGTAAATATATCTATTAAGGCATCATTAGGCACATTTAGGCAAACATGAAAACAGACATAGAACAGATAGAATTATTATTAGAACAATTTAGAAGACCCGCTCCAGAGGGAAAAGAATACCAAGATAGACTAGCAGAAGAATTTGAAATTATACTTCAGCAACGTTTTACAGATTACTTCCTCAAAATAAGACTTATACTCGATCTCAACTCAGATATACCACACATGACACGTGGGAGTGCTGGTAGCAGTTTGGTTTGCTATCTCATGGGCATAACTGACGTTGATCCAATTGAATGGAATATTCCACTAGCAAGATTTTTAAATCCATATAGAGATGACTTACCTGATGTGGATATTGACATACCTCATCACAAACAAGAACTTGCAATGCAACGTGTGTTTGATAAATGGCCAACACAGAGTGCCAGGATATCAAACTATGTGCTTTATAGAGAAAAAAGTGCCAAACGTGAAGCAGTTAAAAGGCTAGGTGTAAAAGGCAGACTGCCAAAAGATATAGACTACGCAAAACTTGGTGTTGATGAACAAGAAGCAACTCGCATTGAACGTAAACTTATGGGCAAGAAACGTTGCATAAGCAAACACTGTGGCGGTGTTCTAGTATTTGATAGAGCATTACCTAAGAGTTTGTTCCGTGATGATAACCTTATACTGTTGGATAAGAACGAAGTAGAAGACTTAGAGCATCTAAAGGTAGACATACTTGCCAACAGAGGCTTATCGCAACTGTTAGAGATAGATCCTCACACAAGACTGGATGCTTATCCAAAACAAGATGAAGCAGTCAGCGACTTGTTGTGCAGAGGCGATGTACTTGGTGTAACACAAGGCGAATCGCCTACAATGAAGAGATTGTTTAGGGCGTTGCAACCAACTGGAGTTGAGGACTGTGTATTTGCAAGTGCGTTGGTACGTCCTGTTGCTATGGAAGGTAGACGCAAGGCCAGTTGGTTCCGTGACTGGAGTGAAAAAGGCATACAAAAGAATGCAATAGTATATGAAGATGATGCTATACATAAAATAATGAAATTAATTGGTATCAACCCATATGAAGCAGATATGTACAGGCGTGCATTTGCAAAGAAGAATGAAGAGAAGATGATGCAGTTTATGGCACGATTAGGTGATCATCCAGACAAGCATGACATCTATGAACAAATGCAATCACTTAGTGGATTTGGCTTGTGTAGGGCACACGCAGTTAACTTGGGTAGACTTATATGGGCACTGGCATATCATAAAGTACACAATCCAAAGGAGTTTTGGCGTGCTTGTTTAAAACACTGTCAAGGATCGTATGCACGTTGGGTATATCGCAACGAAGCAAAACGTGCTGGATGGGATCTACGTGACCTAGGCTTTGCTAACTGGATTACAGAAGATCCTGTTGAGAGTTTTAAAGAACATGGTGCATGGAATAGCCCTGGCTTTTTGCCAAACATGGGATTACAAAACTTATTCTTAGACAAGTTTCAGTTTGCAGGTATAATTGCCAATAGTAGGGTATTCAAAAGCGATGCAAAAAATTATATACACTTTATAACACTGGGCGTAGGCGAAGGTCGCTATGTGGATCTTGTTGTTGATCGTCCTATAAAATATTCTCGAGATACTGTAGTTATTGGCGAAGGACAAATGTGGACCAAAGACAACAGCAACTACCTAAAAGTAAAACGCAAGAACGTGAAAGCAATGCCTATTGATCAGTATGCGTAAGATTAAGTTTATCAAAGATATAGTCAGCTAAAAACCCATAGCCTTGATCGTTAGGGTGCCCATCATTTGCATAAAAATCTTTGGAAAAAAATCTAAATGGAATATCCAAAAGATAGTCAGGATGCAATGCTAAATTTTTATTATGCATTGCTTTCAAAACCTTTAGTTTTCGATCTAAGTCTTTAACACCAATGTTTAACTCTTGTAGTGGCATACCTAATTTATTAAAATTATTATCATTGGTATAATCATTGATCCAACTTAGTTGTTTTTGATACCTTTTTTCTACAAACAAACTCAGTGAGAAAATATGCAGATCTATGCTAAGACCTTTCATGGCATGTATAAAATAAAAACAATCTAGTATCACTGATTGAATTTCTCCCCATGGATGCATGTAGTCTGCCCAAACTCTATCACCATTGTTAATTGGGTCAGCAGGCCAAATTTGATGCCATTTACCTTTGTTAAGGACTTCAGTTCTAATTGCTGGACTAAGTCCAAGTATGACTGTATCAATTTCTGGATTACGACTAACTTCTTCTACTGCAATTCTCATTGCACGTTTAATAGAACTTCCGCCTTTGCCGTAGTTGGTTACATTAAGATTATATTTTTTAGCCATTTGTGCTGGCCATGATTTGGTTTGCCAATTAGAACTTCCAACACCCTTGGTCCAGCTATCTCCTACTGTTAAAATATTCATCGTTAACCTTTACTTTTAATACCTGCTAACATCTGTTTTAGTTTTGTACTTTGTACATCAGCAACAATTTTTCCAGGCTCATCTTCAACAGTTGCATCATTTGCAGTGTCTGTTGTAAGTGACTTGGCTTTTATTTGATCATAGATACTCGAACTTTGTTTCTTAAACTGTTGATACTCTTCATCATCACCTAAGTCACGTATACGTAAACTTTCAATATCAAACTCCAAGTCTACTTTCATACCAACACCTGAACTACTTCTAGTCTTCATAGCCTGTATTTGATATCTACCACGTTCACGCATTGCTCTACTTGTAAATATTCCAAACACATTATCAGCAGTATTGATCTTACTAATACCACCTGATATGTGCGAATGATCAAACTCTATTTCTTCAACTGCACTTCTGTTCAACTGTGATGCAGTTACAAACAGTATGTTAAGTTCTCTTGACAAGTTACGTAGTTCTTCTGACACATACTTGTCCTTAACAAATAAGTCATTCGGCGATACTTTTGCACTTACTGGCATAAGCAAATCCAAATAGTCAATGCACATAAAGTCTATGCTTTTGCCTTGCTTGATGCTTAGTTCTTTTACAAATGCTCTTATGTCATTTACATTACTCTGTGCAGGCATATACTTTATTTGTAATGCTCCTGCTTTTTTGCCCATCATCTTCACTTTCATTTCAACAGTTTCAATGTCCTTGAACAACTGTTTTGTTGGAGTGTTTGTTAACATACTATCAACACGCATAGCAGTTAATCCTTCACTCAATTCAAGTGTAATATATACTCCACTGAGTCCTGCTTCCATCCAGTTTACTGCTAAGTTTTGCATGAACAAACTTTTACCTGATCCACTACCACCTGCAAATATCTGTAGTTCGCCTCTGTTAAATCCGCCGTACAGTAGTTTGTCTAACTTTGGCCATCCAGTACTGTTTTGTCCATTGTTGTCTTTAAGTGCCGCAAGCCTTGCTCTTGGATCCTCAAAGTAATCTGTTCCTAAGTCTTTTGTTAAACTTATTTGTACTGCATCCTTAATCAATTTTTCTACAGGGTCATACTCACCCTTTTCTAACAAGTCTGCACTTTTGAGTATAGCACGTTCTAGTTCAGTACGTCTTGTAAATGCTTCAAACTCTCCTAAAAACCAATCTGTTTGTCCATTGTTTAGATCTGGAATCTCCAATAAGTCTATATTTGTTACTGCTTTAACTTGTACTCTATCTGGTAACGTTTTATGTTCATTGGCATGATCATAGATAAACTTTGCAGTTTCTTTTAAGTCTCTGTCAAAGTTGTCATCATTAAAAATGTTTTGTACCCTTAGAAAACTTTGTGCATCTTGCATCATCATTTCTAAAAATAATTTTTGTACATCATAATTGTATTCTGTCATATTTTTAATTTATCCTTTATTGATGTCTCGTAATACAA